TAAATTTTCCTGACTCTTCTAATTCTTTTAATCTTGCTGCTGAAATTTCAGGTCCTGGACCTTTAATTAAGCGACCTATTCCTTTAGCTAGTAAACGTCCTCCTCCTTCAAAAAGAGCATTTGAAACAGCACTTGTTGCAATCATACCTGCAACTTCGCCAGCAGATTGACGATTTAATCCTTGTGAATATTCAATAAGTTCATCAACAGCTTTTGTAGCTCCAGCCGCCGCTCCTACTATAAGCATTCCAGGAATTATTCCAACTCCTGTAGATGCTAA